TTAATATCTTACCGTCTTTGATTCTACTATGTGCTATACCGTATACATCTCCGTTTCCAAAGTCTACAGTAGCTTGTGTTTTAGAATGCTTAATTACTTTTCCTCTTCTACCATCTTTAGTTAGAGTGTCTCCTACTTTACAGGATTGCTCTTCTACTACTTCACTAACTCTCTTCCCTAGTCCCGGTAGAACATTTAAATCCTGTACGTATTCACCAGTCTTAACTAATATCATACCTAAGTTAGTATCTTCCCCTTCTGGGTCTTTAAATAAAGTAATTCTAGATACTCTAGGATTAAAGTTTGGATCTTTGTCTTTAAAGTTACCGTTATAGTATTGTGTTTGATGCATTTGGTATTCTTCACCTTCATGCTCTAAATTATGATATTGAACGTGTACAAACATTGGAGCATATATTCCCATTCTATGTTTTAAAGGACTCTTATCATGAGCTTTTAAAGCTTCAATAGCAGCGTTTTCACTAGCCATCCCTTTAGGTAGTAGGTCTGCAAAGATCTGCTTACCGAACATATCCGGTGCATTCTTATTAGCCATATCAATTATTTCTGATCCTTTAAATGTTTGATCTGTGAATTCTTTTAATACCCCTTCTTTAGTCTTTGCTAAAGCTTTTCCTGCTTTTTTAGCTGCTTTAAATGCTTTTGAATTACCATGAGATGCTTTTTCACCTCTTTTCTTCTTAGCATTTATATTAGCCCATAGCCCATCTCCTTCTTTAACTCCATCAAAAGAACCTTGTTTTAAAGCTGCCATAATAGCATAAACAGCATCTTGCTCTTCATATCCATATCTCTTAGCCATTGCTTTAATAAACTGATTAACTTTATTAGTTACTTCTGGGTTTAGATTTTCTCCTATTCCACCATCCCATCTCTCTTCTTCTGGCCTAGTATCACGGGGTCTGGCATTGTTAATGGGGGAATTATCACCTTCATCCATTGCATCTAAGCCGTATGTAACTCTAAGGTTATGTATTAACTCTTCTGCTGCTTCTTTAACAGAAGTTCCATCTTCTGCTGCCATGTCTTCAACAACTCTCATGATTGTTTCTAAATCTCCTCTACCTTCTTTAACTGTAGATTCGTTATATTCATCTTCATCATCGTCTCCGTAGTAGAATCCTAAATTTTCTTGTTCTTCTCTAGAGTACTCATTAGATATTCTTTCTCTGAATTCTGATACTCCTCCTATCCATTCCATTAGTACTTCAACAGCTCCTGGATTGTCTTCTATAAATTCGTCAAATCCTTGTCTATATCCTATAGCTCCAAATATTTCATCTAAGTTTCTAGAAGCATTCTCCTTTATTAATGAACCTAGATATTCAGCTTGGGCTCCATGTCCTTTTACAGACTTTTTTAATTGCCCTACTATCTTCTTAACTTTTTTTACTTGACCTTTTTCTAATTCTTCTGGAAGTTCATTATTAGCATAATCATCTTCTTCTCTACGATAGTCTTCATAGTCTGTTTGGTCGCTTCCTTTTGCTCCATCTAGTAAGTCTCCTAGTTCAGCATCATATTCCATTTTTGGATTATTTAAAGTAACTGCATTTGGATGAGTATCTCCTCTTCCTACATGAAGTTCGTAGTCCTGTTCTGAATAGTTAGCTTGTAAGTAATCAACTACATATTGTATTTCATCTAAATCAAATCCAAAAGTAAATAAACTATCATCAGAAAATCCTGCCTCACTGAGGTGTTTAGCTTTAGCTGCTTCAAAGTCTCCTTTATGTAGTTGATTAACTATCTTACGACCTAATTGCTCTAATTGATCTAAAGTTAATGTATGTTGTTTTTTAAATCCTGCAAGGTATGCTTTGCCTATATCTCCATATTCTGCTGGATCTATTGCATTTTCATTTGTACTTGTATCTACCTGCCTGTCATCATAGTGAACTACTTTTCCACCTCTTGCTTTTTCAAGTGCAGTATCTATCTTGTTTAACATGTCTCCATATTTGTCAGAAATAGGCCCTCCTTGTGGTTCTGCCTCTTGCTCCATGTCTCTCATCACTTGAGCCCTTTTAGCTTCAAGTTTATCTATGATTGCTTTTACTCTAGGAGAGTTACCAATAGCTTTTTTATAGTCAGGATTAATTGTTGGTTCACTTTTCTTAAGTTTATCAACTTGTTTCATATTTCTTCCATGTTGGTTAATATTGCGGATTTTCATAGCCCAATCACTATTATCTGCTGCTTCATCCATTTCTGCTGAATGTCCTGCTAATTCAATATCATTTGCTCTTAAGTCCATAACTACATCATAAATAAATGCTTGTGGATCTTCATCAGGTTCTTGGTAAAATTCTGAGTCCGGATTCTCTGAGTCATCGTACATGTCGTCAAAACCAGCTTCATGTTTGAACATAAAGTATATAATTGTATTCCCTGCTCCGTCGTCATCTACTACATCCATTTTAACGTAAGTTGGATCAACATTTTGATCTAAGATAGCCATAGCTTTCTTATAATCGTTTGACTTTACCTTAATGTAGTGGTGATCATCTCCTTCTCCTTCTTTAATTGAACTTTCGTTAAAGGATTTCCAATGCTTTTGAAGTTCATTAGTTAGTACGTCTACGTTAATAATAGGTTCGCCAGATGGTTTAGCACCAACGTTAACCATTACTTTATCGAAGGTGAAATCCACTAAATGAAGTTCGTCATTAGAAACATAAAATGAGAACTCATCGTCTCTTACTTCTCCTTTATATGTTACTTCTATTTCAAATGAGTTAGGTTCAAGTCTTATAGCTTTCATTCTGCCGACTTCGTCTCCTAATGCTTTTAAAGCTTTAGCAACTGCTTTACCAACTTCTTTAGCTAATAATGTAGTTTCTAATTTGGTAAACTCTATACCTTTGTTTTTAACAAGTCTATCGGTTTCTTTTATTGTTGCTCCTTTTGCAGTATCTATTCCTGTAATAGCTGGGTCTTTCTTTAAATCCATTGCTGCTTTTCTGTCCATTGTTACTGCTTTAGTGTCTCCTCCTTTTGTAGAAACAAACATAGTTTCATCTCCTTCTTCTAACATTTGAAGTTTAGCTATTAGAGATTCTTTAATAGAGGTTAGCTGGTGGACTGTTTCAGTAGTATATTGCATATCTAATGCTGGTGCATTATTCCCGTTGATGCTCTGAAGAGCAGTTTCAACTTGTGATAGACGAGATTTTAATTCTTCGTACGTCATTATAGTGTGTTTTATTATTGTATAGCTATATAAATAAATAGATTACTCTTCCCAAATAACATTTTTAAACTTCTCAGGGGATAGACCAAAGTAATTAGTTCTCCACTTAGTTTGTTCAAAAAAATCTAAATATAACCAATCTTTACGTTTCTTCCAAAGTTTTATAGCAACTTCGTCCCAGTCTTGGTTTATTACAAATGTTTCTATTTCTAATTTTTTACTTTCTACATAATCAAAATTAAATGAATCCCATTCATAGTGAAAAACTTCAAAAACACAGTCCTCACTGACGTAATCAATAGATATGTCTATACCCCATTTAGGTTTCATTTTAATTAACTTATGAAGCATAGGGTTATGTTCTTCCGCAATAGCTTTAAGTTGCTCTAAAGCAGTAGAGTAAAACCCTTTTCTTTCAAATAAATCTGAATGGTTGATATGTGCTCCGTCTCTTTTGTCGCAAACTAACCAATCATACCTTAAACAATCTTCGTCTCTTCGTATAACAGATTCATACCCATTGCTTGTTAAAAATGCTTGTTCTGCTTTAGTTAAATGGTAACCGTTTTGATCAAACATGTCAACAGAGTGCTTATCCTTAAGTGTTTCTATATCTTGTGTTGGATCTAGAAAGTAAGCGTTCCTGTTTAACTTGTTTTGAGCTATTTTCATTTGCAATGGTAGTTTAAGTATCGTTGTAATGCTTTTGCATAATGTGTACCCTTGTCTTTTAAACCAGCTTTTGCTGTCTTAACTGCAGAGCAAGAGAGTTTACCTAGTCTCTTTTTTAAAATACCTGGTTTTACTGGGTCATGTATTCCTTCGTACATAACTTCCAGTATAAGTTCTTTTATGTGGGCTTTATTATAAGGCATTTCTCTTTACTAGTTCCTTTTTAATTGCTTCTCTCTTTCTTTTATACGAAGGGCTTTCATAAAGTTTCTTTAACTCCTCTGTCGAGGTATTGCTCACAGTATAGTGAACCATAACCCATTTAGAAGTCATTTTTCCTTTTTTGTCTTTCTTATAAGACTTAGCACTTGGTTTAATTTTTACTGGCATTTTATCCTTTATGTAGTATTTCTGATAGTATCTTTATAACTACTCCGAAAAGGGTTGCAAAAATTATCCAAAGAGCTTTATTTACTCCATCTCTCCACCTCTTAAGGTCTTTCACTTCAAGCATATTATTAGAAAATTCTTTTTCTCCTGATTCTACTTTTCTTCTAAACTCTGAGTTCATATTAGTTTTAACAATTACTCCCGAGTCAGGGTTTAATAGTGTATACTTTAAATCAGACATATTGTCTTTTAGAGCTTCTACATCTTTCTGCATAATCTTTAATTCCCCGTTGGGCATATGCTTTTTAATGTGGACTAACTCAGATAAGACTGATTCTAATAGTTGCTTCTGTGTCATAATCGTAATTAGGTTATATATAGTTAAATATAAATATATACGATTACAGCTTACTCTTTAGATAAGTAATGTATTCTTGAAATTTTTCAGTCATCCTCTTCTTTTCCATTGTTTTATCTACGTTCCAAGATTCTATATCTCCTTGTTCCGTAACAAAAGTATCATCGGAATCTATTGTGTCTGCAAATTGTTGTTCTAATTCCTTTATCCATAAAGTTAAGTTACCTTTTCGTGCATGTAGTAGGTACTCTTCGTATACTCCGGTTCTTCTCATCTCCGCTTCCCATCCTATAAAGCAATCGAAGCACATCTTATTAATTTTATAGATCTGTTTACTCAAAAAGTATGACATTGATCCGCTACACTTAGGACAAGTAAGTGGAATTTGTACTGCTTTTTTAGCATCATCTAACTTAGTAATGTTCTGCTTTAAGCCATCTTTAACTGTCCACTGTTTACCTCCTTCTTCCCATACCTCTCCTTCAGAGTGTTTTTCAACTATACGGGTATATCCTGATTGAGCTTTTGTTTTAGAGGTAAAGTCTTTCTTAACTAAATTTCTAATTCTCTCAACATCTGAATGTTTAAATTCCTTCTTTAAAGCACTATCCTTCATAACCTAGTTCTTTTAATCCGTTTATAGCTTCAGTAATATCTCCATTTTTAACTCTAAATGCGATTCCTCCTGCTGCTCTCCACTGTTCTATATTAGACGGTTTATCGTCTATTAGTATACTATTTTCATTAGCGTATCTCTTTTTATCTGCTGAATATGCAAATATAACTCTAGGTTTAGGTTCTAAGTGATGTTTTGCCCAGAGCTGTTTTCCTAATCTAGAAGTATTATCTCTTGAGGGTGATGTAAGTAATTCAGGGTTATAACCTTTTATAAAGTTCCAAAGTTTTTCGCCGTTAGGCATCCAATTCATACCAGACCAGAAACCAACACCTACTGTTTGATCTATGAATTTCCAGAATTCTGTCATTCCGAATATACGTTCAAAATCTTTTGGTTTTTCTACTTTAGAAATATCCCTCATTGGGTAGAAGTCTTTACCTACAGTATTAAGCTTTTCGTGAAATCTGCTTTCAAAGTCTGTTAAGACTCCGTCCATATCACAGTAAAGTTTATACGGTGGTTTGCTTTCTTGTTCTGGAAGCGGGTACGCTTCTAATAAATCTACTATACTATTGCTCATAACCTTTATTTTATATTAATATACTTAAATATACGAAATATTACTTTAAGAAGCAACTTATTTCTTAGTTTTTTTAGCTTCGTCGGTTGGATTCTTAATTGAATCTTCCCAGTTTCTAAATGTTATATTACCTGTTGTGTAAGCTTCTTTTTCTAATTCCAGTAGTGCAGGATCCTCATTAGTGTTTTGAGTGGTTATATTTACTAATCTTCCTTCTAAGTTCTGAGTATGATGTACCATTTCATGAGAAAAAGACCTTACTACATCTTTCATATGTCTGCCAGAGGTGTATAATACTATTTCTTTTGCATTAGGGTCGTAGTGGGCGGTACTACCAAAAAAGTTTGAAGCATTTTGATTGTCTTTCCTTATTGTAACTTCTGGTAACGGTGTAATATTCATACCGATGTCAATCATGTACTCTACTAAAGAACCTATAAAGTCTTTTAGCTCTAACTGTTGCTTTTCTGTGTTATTATCGTGACCGCATTTATGGCATATGTATAAATCATCTCCACCACTTGATATATCCCAACTCCAATCACAATTGTCACATTCAATTTTATCCCCTACAACTGCTTCCCTTAAGTCATTGTTTATATATGCTGTCATATCTACAACTACAGTGTCTGTTCCACTAACGTTTGCCTTAGGAAAGTTCTTCTTAATGATAATTTTATATAGCTTGCTTCGAGTATTACCTTTAGCTCCTTCTTCTCCAGTTTTACCTTTAGTAGGTTCGAATGTAATAAACTCAACATCTCCAGCTTTCTTAATTTGTTCTCTTGTAATGTCAACTATTGTAGACATAATCTTAAAAGGTTCATTATCCCCTGTTAGAGCGTCTGTGGAAAATCCTTTACCGTTTTTACCTTTAGCTACAAATGACATATCGTAGTTAACCGTCTTTCCAAATACTTCTCGATTAAATACAACCTGATACTTTGTACCATTATCTGTACTGAAATCATAAAATGAATATGGATCGGATGAATCTTTAGCTTTATCAAAAGCAGACCATTTATATGGCTCTTGAGATAAATCTCCGATTTCATTTATAGAATCTTCTTTGCTGAAGTAGTTATCAATAAATCCTTCGAGATTATTTGCTAATATTTCAGATACTATCTTATCTTTAAGGTCTGTTAAAATTGATATTATTTCTTCACTAGATAATGATTCTGGGAAGAAGTCTGCAACTTTATCTAAATTACCTGATAAGATTGTATTTCTAAAGTCAGTAGCTCTAATTCCGGATCCAGGTGCTGCTGCAAATGCTAACCCTTGGACGTTAGGAGCATTTTTAAATGTTGTAACTCTTCTTAAATCTACAAAGTCTTTATCCCCCCTAATTCCCGTAACAGATACAAATTTTAAGTCTGGGTTTGCTTGAGCATAATCTTTTGCTGCAAACATTGGATTTGAGCCTCCATCTAGTATCTCTATATTGCCTAAGTACTTAGCGTATAAGTTCCAGATAGACATCGACTCTGCTTTTGTTATACCGTTTCTCTCGCCGGCTCCAACAAATACTATAACCTTATCTATTTTAGGTTTTTTACCCTGTGTGCCCTTAAGTAGAGATGTTCCTGTTTCTTTGTAATTATCCTTATCGTATATTGCTCCGCTATAGGAATTATCTAACAGTGATTTAACTACATTAAAATGTCCTCTATGAGGTGGTTTATATGCTCCTGGATATAATGCTATCATGCTAGAAATGCTTGTAATTTAGAATCTATCTCTTTAGGGGTAGAGTGTTGTAGTTTTTCTTGAAAAAGTGGACTGTATATCATTTCAGCAATATTATCTAATATCTCTGTATCCTTATTATCGTTCTTTTCTTTAGATGCTCTATATTTTAAAACTGCTGCTTTAAGTTTATCCTGTCCTGGTCCTACTCCATTCTTTCTAAAGAATTTTATAAATTCATTTTTTATAGCTTTGTCTTCTGATCGGTTGCCTTTATCCCATTGTATGCTACCTACATGCTTAGTAAACTCTTGTTCTTCTCCGTCTTCCCATTCAATAGGTTTAAAGAAGGAAGATCCTCCGATGCCGTTTGCTTCGTTATACTTAGTAAGGAAGTCTTTAATACCAGTAGTTCCTTTTTTTGCTGCTGCATTAAAGTCCTGAATTGGTTTATCGTATTTGCCGCCAAAGTCGTTAACAAATATAGACATCTGACCTTTTAGCTTTTGATTAAACTCACCTATCTTTTGGTAAGCGTTTCTCCATGTTGAGAAGACAGCTGTTCTTGGTACATTTCTTTCAGCTCTAGCAAAGTTAGAGATATAAGATATCATTGGATGAGAGTATACCATTACCATGTATATATCAAAATCAGCATCTAATAATTGAGCTAAAGTCTTATCAAATCCAACTCCTGAAGCTGTTGTATCCCAAACAAAGCTAGTTTTGTTTCCTGCTGCTGCTTGAACGTCTTTGGTTGTTTGTTTGGCTGCTGCTCCTAGGTTGTTGTGATACGGGTGGGTTGGGTCTTCTATATACTTGTCTGGGTTGAATTGTTGGAGGCTTTCTAACGATAATTGGTTTAATAGGTACGTTTTTCCTGATCCTGCTCCTCCCGCCATTATTACTGCCTTCGGTCGATCTGATCGTTCTAGTATTAAGTCTGATAGTTTGATCATTATTATTGGTATTAATTGTTCTTCTTTTGTTTATTACTGTTTGTGCTACTCTTCCTCTTCTCCCATTAATATAGGATGTACTTGTTCTTCTATTATAATTATTGCCATAAAATGGATTATGACCGGTATTCCATCCATAATAGTTATTCCAACCATATGGACTGTTCCATGAATTACTTGACCATCTGTTATTATTCCAACTATATGACCAACCTGTTCCGTATCCGTAGTTACTATACCCCCATCGGTCATATCCAAATGGTGACCATCTATGAGGTGAATTCCAATTATACCCCCATACCCAATCATTCCACATTTGACTTCTACTGTAATAAGGGTTATAGAAGCTATACCTATTACCTAGTACTCTATTATTCCAATCAAATGATCTAGGCTGACTTATTGCGTACTGAGCAAAGTTATATCTAAAATTAAAATCAGTTCTAATTAAATTACGCAATTCAAATTCATTATCAATCACAGTTACTTCAGCATCTGAGCCTTCAATAGAGTATATTGGATCATGATTTAAAGTGCTAACTTGGAATGAAGCGCATCCAGTAAGAATATAGACTAACGTAATGTACACTATACTTATTCTTAAGAATGCTTTTCTGGAGTCTTTCATATATCTTATAGTTTTAGTGTTGTAGGGTAACTATTATAAATAGGTTCCGTATTAGGGTTCTCTAGAGAGTATAGTTTGTATATCATTTTAAACAGTTCAAAGTTTTCTTCAATTTCATCTACCTGTAAAACTTTCCAACCTTTTCCCTGTATTACATTTTTCTGTTTTGATGGACCTCTAGAATGTCCTTTAAGCCAGATGATACCTGTACGTTCAACTTTTATTCCCTTAGCTTCTTCTAGTCCTTTAGCGTATGCTGAAAGTTGTAAATCAAAAGATTTATGGACTGAGTTGGATGTTTTTATATCCAGTAGCCATATTTCTCCATGCATTTTGACGACTAAATCTGCTGTTCCTGCATACTTGTGTTCATCTGACCATACAAAGTCTTCAGCGGATATTAATTCAGGTTTATGAGTTCTCCAGAAATCAGCAAACTTTAATATCATTTCCCAAACTATTTGAGAATATTTAGCGTTACCGTAATCATCCATCCAAGAAACTTCATTTCCAAGTACTAATTGTTCACAAGCTTCATGAACCTGTGTACCTTGTTTTCCTGCTCTTCTCATAATTAGGTCAGAGTTATGACCTACATCTTTAAGCCAAGATTCAAAGAACTTATTCTTCGGCATATACTGCAGAATTGTAGTAACTGAAGGGTAATACACCCCTTCTTTTCTTTTGTAAACTCTTCTATCTAAGAAGTTAATCTGTTTTAACTGAGGATTAAAATCTAATCTTTTCTTTTCATTCTGTTCTAGAATGTTCATTCCTTGTTTTATCATAGGTTTAATTTTTGCAACATTATCTTCGAGAAGTCTAATTCGGTTGCGTTTTGTACTAGCTCTGTAAAAGATTTAAATCCCATCTCTGATGGATCTTTATCAGGTAGTTCTATTAAAAATACTCTAAATCCAGCCGCTATTAATTTTTCTGCTATCCTTAGAGCTTGGGTTTGTGCATCAGTATCTAAAGCGATATAGATGTCGGTTAATTTACTTGTTAATATTCTTTTATATAATTCGTTAGTTATACTCTTACCTAGTAACGGTACTGCATTTCGACGTATTGCTATTGCATCAAATACCCCTTCACATAGTATAATAGGCGTATTCCAATTAATTAGATTTTCAAAAAAGATTATGTCTTTTGAAGTTTCTGGGTTCTTGTACTTAAAGTAGTTGCCGTCAAAAGTTCTTGCAACAAAGAAATTGAGTGTTCCGGATGCAGAATAACTCGGTATAATAACACGTCCTCCATATTCTCCAGTTGTACAGTATCCAATACCATATTTAATAAAATCATAGTCGGTAAGTCCTCTCTCATATAAGTAATTCTTAACTATATTTGATACATATGAAGTTGATGAAGAAGTATGTAGGAGTTGAAATTCTTTAGGTAGTTCTACTATTGATAGTCCTTTATACTCTATTTCCGATCCTCTTGGTACGTATTTTAGTATCTCTGCGGCAGCAGATGGAGGAGTTTTTAATTGGGTTAATAGCGATCGTATTGAACGTCCTTTAGTTTGACATACCCAACATTCCCATGGGTTCCTACCTTCTTCATTGGTAGCCATGTTTATTTCAAGCTTTGGTTTTCTATGATTACAAAAAGGACAATGGAAAGCGTAATTGCCTCGTGCTCTCTTATGCGATTTACCTAATATATTTTCAATAGAACCTAGAAGGAAGGTATACTCCATATAATTTTACGTACGTATTAATCTATAATATACGAAAAATAAGTTTAATGAGCAACTTATACGTCAATCATTTTTAGTTTACCTGATCTAGGGTGCACCATAATGTTATCGCCAACAAAGTCTAATTCATCTGGATCAATTCCAAGTCTGGCTGCTTCTGTTTGAGTTGCTTCAACGAATTCTTCTGGGATATCTTCTTTTAGTTTACCTAGTACTTCCATTACTACTATCCCTAACTTAGTATTAATAACCTCTACGCTGTAGATGTATACAAAATTATTTGTTTTTTTCTTATTTAATATTAAAGCGTGTTCTAATTCTACTTCGTCTGTAGTAACTTTATGAACTTTTCCGTCTAATAAGTAAGCTGAGCCGTAATCACCGGACCCTATGTATGTAGCTCCTTTTTCTTTAAGCTTATAGATTTCTATTTCAAAACCTCTGTTTGATTCTAATATTTCTCCTATAAGGATTCTAGTTAGTTTCATCTACGTTAAATTGAAATTTTATTGTTGGGTAGATAGTTCTTTCTCCCGGGTCTACTTCATAGTAGTTTGATTCTTCTGTAATTTCGTAATCCTTACCTTTAAGGAATCGAATAGCTTTATTCCACTCTTCAGGTGCTATTTCATCTGAACCTCTAAAGCTCATTTTCCCGAATCCTTTTCCTCTTAAAGGGTCATTATCTTCTCTACCTCCTACGTATTCTCCTAGAGAGAAAGTTACATCTGAGTTGCCAAACTCTTTGCTTAGTTGGTCTGCAAGTACTCTGTACTCTTCAAAATCTCTTCCTTCTAATATTATATGTGCTAGTTTCATTTTTGTATTTTTATTGACAAATCTCCTGTTCCTTTTATTAATCGGTGATATGTGTCTTTAGGTATAAATAGTTTGTCTTTAGTTAAATCTACAGGAAGTTCATTATCAAATTGAAATTTCCAATCTGTTTTATGTAGAGTTTCTACATACCGATCTTCTTTATCTCTATGCCATACTAATTCGAAAGCATCTGTATCATAGGAAAACTCTCTTATTATATGACCTACTTTATTAAGCTCTATATAGGGATTATCCATTATTAACCAGCTACGTGTTTAAGAATTGCGTAGGATGTACCTGTATATGAAGAAGCATAAAGTGTTTGAGAAGTTGTTCCGCTACCTACTGCTCCAACAAAACTTCCTGATTCTGTATACCATACCCAAGACCCTGCTGAGTATCCATAGCTAAAGCTACTAGCTGTGATTGTTATAGAACTATAATCATTATAATTAATTCCGGATAGGTATAGTTTGTAACCGGATGCTGAATTAGCTGAATTGATCGATGTTTGTTCAAAAGATGGAGAAGATCCTGCTTTGTATAACATTCCTTTACATACAGAGGGACTAGAGACTCCTACGGTGCAATTCTCTCCGTATATTATTAAGAATCTATGTTTTTTTAAAGCGCTTGAGGGGTTAATCCTAAAGCCTGGGTTTGTATTAGTTCCTCGGAATGGTACACCGTTTGATTGTAACATTCTTGTATGCACTCCAGAAGCTTGGCATGTGTTTATCGACATATTTGTGTTACCACTATACCCCGAGCTATTTCTTAACTTAGCTTCTGCAGATAGGTTATTAATTGCAGTGACTGTAATATTTGTTGTCGGTAAATTTACTACTCCCATATCTTAAATTTTCTACCAGTACCCACTAAAATTCTTTGATCCACCTAATGACTTCCAGTAACGTCCGATATTACATGCCCAGTATCCTGGTTTAGTTTTATCTTTTTTAGTTGCACATTTATGACGTGCTGCAAAAGAAGATCGTGCTCCAGGTTCATCTATCTTAACATTTAACCCTGTTGTACCTCCAAAAGATACCTTAACAATATTTCCTTTTTTATTTTTAACATAAACGTAGAACTTTTTAGATCCTCCTCGTTTTGGTTTATTTAATGCTACATCCTTACCTTGGTACTCTGCTTCTTTAAGTACAAATTTATCTACCCATACATCGTGAGTTAGGTTATATATTATTTTGTCTGGTATTCTGTCTGTATATACCTTTATTACAGTGTCTGATATACGATTATGGTTAATGTTCATGTCTTGCAACTTATCGATCATATCTTCATAATTTCTAGGTTCTACTCTTAGTAGAGCGTATTTCCTATCATCTTCTCCACCTTCTTCATAAGATCCTTCTGCCATAGGTAAATCTAAAGGTACTTTTTTACCTCCGTATTGCCCATATTCCCCTATATCTGTTGTTTCAAGTAAGGTATTATCTTCTTCGTTAAGTTTTATTTTACCGTCTCTATGAGCGTCTCTTGCTTCACTAAATAATTGTATAAAGCTATCGCTAGAGTATCGGTAGACATTCTCATGTAAGGAGAGTCCATTATCTATATGGTACTGTAGTGATGGTGTTCCTATTAACTCTACTAATTTTATCATATGATTTACTTTTTATCAAAATCCTTTCTATAAAATTTACCAAGTACATTATCGTTTATGTAATTGTCTCTATTCTCAAGGACCTCATTTATAAATAGGTATTTACACTCAAAATACGTTAAGAGCTTTTTACTGGAGACATAGTGTAAGATCTTACGTTCAAAATCTAGAGGTGAGCTTTCTTTGACTAATTTTAAAATATCTTTATGAGATCCGTAATAGTTCATCCAATCTGATTCTGTTATTACTTTTTGCTTCAAAGGAGTTCTTCCTCCGATTCCTTTAGATTTTCTTTCTTCTTTTAAAGCTGCTAACGCTCTTACTCCTAATCTTTTATTACGTTCGAAGTATATAACTTTTTTACCTAGGTATTTTTTACCTGAAGGTTTATGAAGAGTTTCGTATATAAATCCGTATGTGCCTTCTGGCATATCTGATATTTCTGTTACTAAGTGACCATTGAAGGTCCAACTGGGAACTGTTACCATCATTTTATTAATTTAAGAATAATAATTCAGAGTACCAACTAAGTTAGTATAATTAACTTAATCACTGTGTTCATTTCTTCAATAGATGGATTTACACTTAATCCGTATCTACTTGATAAGAATGCTTGTACCGTCTCACTTACAGAAGGTATAAAAGTTACTGTGGAGTCTGAGTTCATATTTCCAAGGTAATTTAGGAGTCTATGTTTTTCAGCGGTATTTCTTTTCAACATAAAAAAATGTAGGTACCCTAACTCTGTATGAAAGTTATTGCTCCTATCTCTCAACGAACTAAAGTATTCAGCATTGTTTGGTGTGTCTGGTGTATATATCGGTACTGCTCCAACTACATCCACGTCTAGTACTTCTGTTGGTGTTATGTTATTATCTATACATAGATTAAAGAGTACAGATTCTTCTAGTAATGTATTTATATACTGGGTAGCATAATCAGGTAAGTTGTCCAGCACTTCTACTGATAAATTACGAAGCAGTACTGTGTTTCTATCTAAGTATTCGTTATGTGTTTCTATGTATTCCTCTCTTATTATACTAGAAGCTTTAAATCCTATTACTCCTGGGTTATATACACCTGTTAGTCTATTTCTAATTACCGGAGGTAGTGTTAATTCTACTGCTTCTGCTAAAGCAATATGCCATGCAGTTCCCGGTACATATTCTAACATATTACCTTCGTTAGATTGTACTATTGTATCTGTAAAATCAGGAAGTACTTTTTTAATTACTACATCATTATCTACATGTATTACATCATCGTCAGGATATAGAGAAAGTGTATACCCTTTATACCCAGATAAACCTATTGGACGGTTAAATGGATAATCATCTAATGCTGTACTTATAGAAGAGTAGGGGAATCCGTAAATAGTAGCTAACTCTTTTCCTTTTGTATCTGTAACTAATATAAATTCTTGATCATCTCCATAAACCTTTCTTATGCTTTGTGCACTTAAGTAGTGGAAAAATAATTGCTGAGTGTTTAATGCAAAATTTACATTATCATCAAAGTTATCTGTAGCAAATGTTTGTATTATTTTCATATCTTTTTTATTCTGATCCGCTTACTGCTGTTTCTAGTTCTATTACTTTATTTTCTAAAGTAGTAATCTTTTCTATAAGTGCCTGTATACCGGCTGTATTTAAAGCAACGATTGGCATTTGATCTACTGTTAATACGTCCTCTATATACCCTAATTTAGGTTGCACGTTAACTAAGTGACTAAAGCTGCCTGTCATTTCTTGTGCTATAAATCCGTAAGACTCTCCTCTAGTTTCATCAGGGTTGACGTTATTTTTCCATTTAAACGATTTAGGAGTTAAGTTGCCTATTAACTCTAATGCATTACCTATATTTAATATATTATCCTTTAATCTTCTATCCGAAAGGTTCGATGTATTTGCTGTTAATCTACCAGTTACTAGTACATTACCGTAAATATTAGCTACTCCGTCGTCTGCTGCATCACCTAGAACTACTGATCCATCTGCTCCGCTTATTTGAACTCCGTTTAATCCTATTTTAACTTGAGAAGTAAAAGTTCCAACTGTAATAGGAGTACCGGCTGCTGAATGTTCATTAAAGTTCATTGTCCAGTATATCGCAGGTGCTGCAGTAGAAGTACCTGTAGAAATGGTCTGTGTATTATGATTTTTAACTGTATAAGATGTGTTCTGAGTGATAGAAACTCTATAAGTACCTGCAGGTTTATTGGAATACGTTTTATTAATTGTTTCACCGTCAAATCCTACTCCAAAGGTAGGATGCGTTGCAATATTTGCTATTCCTTCATATACTGATGTTGACCAAGATGCTTGCTGTAGATCTGCTTTTCTAACTCTAATTGAGCTAAATGACGCTGAGTTTTCATTATTAGTTCCTATTGTTGTATAGTCATTTCCTACATTTTGCCAAGATGTACCGGATCCACATCCTCCAGAAACTTCTTCCTCTAAATTATAATACAA